CTGATTTGTGAGTACATCAATCTCTATGTGATTCCACAGCTTGTTGCATACAATTACGATACGGATAAATTCCCACGCCTCCAAGTTAAGAACATCGGTGAGACTAAAGACCTTCAACAGTGGGCATCAGCTATTGCGAATCTTATTGCTCGCAATGCTGTTACCGTTGACTTTGAGTTTGAACAATGGGTTCGTAATATCATTGACGCTCCATTTAAACGGGGAGATAGACAAACTCCCGAAGCGAATGCGACTCCTTCTGTTAAAGGTGATGTTACTGGAAGTGCGGATGCTGCGGATGCTGGCCCGAGTGGGGCACCAACAGATTCAGCATCTACATAATAGTTCTGTTATAGATAATAATGTTGATAATTCATAATGGCGCACTTGGAGCTTACGAATGCCAGTTAGACGAACTAAGGGAGGCGGCTATAGATATGGAACGTCAGGTAAGACCTATTACGGAAAAGGAGCCAAAGCCAAGGCTTCTAAGCAAGGTAGGGCTATCAGAGCTAGCCAAGCGCGCAAAGGTAAAAAGTAATCGTGGCAATCTTCATAGGATTCTAGATGAGAGACTACGCACGAATCGTCAGTAGAATTAATAGCTCAGTATGGTTGATGACTGAAGATGGCATCAATCATATTCTGGGAATTCTCGAACGTCACATGTTTGAGGATGAAGAGGAAATTCGTCGCCATGCGTCTTTGTTTGCTGATGATGCTAATGGTGATACTGGCCCACAGATTATTAATGGAGTTGGCGTACTAAATCTTGAAGGGCCAATCTTTCCTAAAGCAAATCTAATGACGGAGTTGAGTGGTGCAACATCACTCGAATCATTCAGAAGTGAACTACGTTCTCTTGCTAGCTCTGATCGGGTGCATTCTATTCTGGTCAATGTTGATAGCCCTGGTGGTGTATCTGATCTGGTAATGGAAACTGCTGCTGAGATTCGCGCAATTGGAAAAGAGAAGCCTGTTATCACAATTGCGAATACGATGGCAGCAAGTGCTGCTGCATGGATTGCAAGTGCAGGCACAGAAAGTTACATTACTGATTCAGGTCTAGGAGGTTCTATCGGAGTTTATACTGTTCATGTTGATCGTACCGAACAGGATAAAATGCTTGGCCTTAAGAAAACAGTTATTAAGGCTGGCGATGCAAAAGCTGCACATGAAGAACCTCTGAATGAACATACCAGATCAAACCTACAGACTACCGTAGATGATCTTTATAAGGATTTTGTTGAAGGAGTTGCAGTAGGACGCAATCTTACTGTCGAACAAGTAACCGAATTTGCAGATGGTGGAATTATTACACCACGCAAAGCTGTCGATGTTGGTCTATTCGATGGCATCAGGACGTATGAATCCCTACTGGCAGAAATGTCGGAGAATGGAGGTGCAGTTGGTAACTCTTCGACCGCGCTAACAGTTAAGGCTCTAGCTGCACGTGGAATTATCGTTCCAGATGATAATTTCCGCAAAATGTTTGAGCCTGATTTGGAGCACGGTGACGTGGGAACAACAGGCGAGCCTATTCCCAAAGAACCACAAATGCAAGATGATCCAGCAGTAACAGGTGGTTGGAGAGTTCCAAGTGATGCACAGCCAACATTTCCACCGGCAGAACATCAACCTCCACCGACAACAAATAGGAAAGGGAGTGCTATGGATAGGGAACAGCTAGTAGCACTCGCAAATCTCGTTGGCGTCGATTTTACTGAAGAGACAAGCGATGCTGATTTGTATGCGAGTATCACTAGCGAGATTAATGACGTTGTAGTTCCGCTAAATGCGGCTGCGGCTCAGGCTGCACAGCGTCGCAGTTTTGCTAGCGAATTTCCTGATGAGTATGAGCGATATCAGAAGCTCCTAGAGCGTGATGAGGAACATGAGGCTCGCGTATTCGCATCACGTTGGGAGAGGTTCAATATCAAGGAAGGCGATACAGTTAAGAAATCCACAAGTGGATTTGCTGCTCGCGTTCTTCTAAATATTGAGGACATTCATCTTAAGCTATCACGCAAGCAGCTTGGTGAGTCCGATATCGCAACACTACTTGATTCTATCGCTGAGACTGGCGCTGTTGATTACGCAGAGAAGGGTTCTGCAAGAGATGCAGAAGAGCGTACATCTGTGCGTGAGCTTAGTGTAAAGGATATTCGCGCTGAGTTCCTTAATGAAGTCAAGGAAATTATGGAACAGGATGGTGTTGATCGTAATACTGCCGTCAAGCTGGTCGGTGAGAGAAATCCCGAACTTGCTGAGGCATACAAGACCGGCCATCTTCGTCGGTAATTGAAGGGAGGGAAAAGTTAGACTATGACCGCAAGAACACGGAACTACATGCAGGACAAGGGTTATGATGCTGCCGCCGCAATTACGAAGTTTCGTGCAGTTAAGTTCTCTGCTGAAGAGACTGTAACTCCTGTTACTGCCGCCGCAGATATTGTCGCAGGCGTTGCTCAGACAGATGTATCTGCTGGTGATATTACGCATGGTAAGGGTTGTGTCGTTGCTGTCGAGGGCGATACAGAATGGGAATGCTCTGAGGCTCTTGCAGTTGGTACAAGAGTTGCAATTGGTAACGATGGTACTTGCAATGCTGCTGGTGCAGCAGAGAAGATTCATGGTTGGGTTGTAGAGCCAACAACTGCAACAGGTCAGCGTGCAAGAGTGCATCTTAATCTGAACCAAGATCCTATCGCTTAGTTGAAGGGAGGATAACGAGTTATGCCAATGTACGATCCGAGTGGTCTAGTCGTAGATGCATATTTGACAGACTTCTCAACTGGATTTGAACCGGATAACCTTGTGGGCTTTGAAGTTATGCCACAGGTAGATGCTGCAAATCCTTTCGGTTCATTTCGCACGTTCGATCGTTCCAATCGCGTAATCTTCCCTGATAGGCGTGAGCCTGGAACCGTTGCAAATGAAGTACGCGGTGGGAAGTGGAGTGCAGATACATATAAGACAGTTCAGCGTTCTCTTCAGGCTGCTGTAGCTGATGAGGAAGATGCATACGCAAGAGCAATTGGTGGCGTTAATGGCAACAACTCTACTACTGGTGATCTTGATATTAATCCAGAAGAAGATGCTGCTGCTCTAGTTAAGTCGTCACTTGCACTAAAGGCTGAACTTCTTATTTCTACACTCGTTCGCAATACTGCTAACTATCCTGCTGGTCATACTGTTACGCTTCTTACAGCAGATCAGTGGGATAACTATGCAGGTGCAACATCGAATCCGATTGATATCGTTAGAGCTGCAATTCTAAAGATTCAGTCGAAGATTGGTCGCGCTCCTAATACTATGCTTATGGGGCGACTTGGTGTTAGTTGGCTAGAGAATCATCCTGACGTTGTTGCTCGTTTCAGCAACTTCAGCCTTACGAATCCAGATGCATTTAGGCTGCTAACTGGATTTGAGGGTAATGTCATTCTAGCTGACGTTCGTTACAACTCGGCAAACAACATTGACGCAACAGAGTCTCTTGTCGATATGTGGGGTAAAGACGTTTGGATCGGATATGTTCGTCCCGGTCTTAATCGTCGTGATCTTTCATTCGGTAAGACATTCATGTGGCCTCCTGGTGGGCCTGGTGGTGAACTTCAGCCTACAGAGCGTTGGCGTGAAGAATCGCGCAAGAGCGATCTTGTTCGCACTACTTGGCAGTACGATCCTAAGATCACAACGTCAATGGCCGGATATCTAATCAAAGACGCCTTCGGCTCAACGGCCTGGTAATCGGATAGATAAGGAGGCTATTGAGTTATGGCAAGAGCAAGGAGAGCAGCAAGTAAGGAAACGTTCTTTGCTTGGACTGATATCTACGCTGGTGGAGAATCTACCGAAACGAAGTTGGGTAGGAAGATTATCCATTCTCGTAATATCATCGCAAGAGGTAGCGAAGTAAGCAAGAGTGATCTAGATGTAAGCGATGAGGAATGGGATCACCTTGTGGCAACAGGGTCAGTTCGTAATTATCCTCTGCCTGAAGGCTACCATGATGAGGACAATAATCCTACTGATGCTGCACTAGGCCAGTCGCCTGTTACATTCGTACAAGAGGCACTTAAGGCACAGATCGAAGCAATCGAAGAAGGTTCGGCAGCAATGTCGGCTGAAGATTTGCTTGTTCGTTCCGCAGTTGTGGGAACACAAATCTTTGGCCCTTCACCTGAAGAGGTAATGCTTGGAGTTGCACTACCTGAAGGTGTCGAGGAAATCGAATCCGAATCTGACGAATCGTAGTAGAGTCTGATGGCTATAGTTGACGATAACGATATTAACAAGTTTCTTCCGCAAGATAAACTCTCGGCAGAATCATCGCTACTGCTTGAAGAGACAAAGGAAGATGCTGAACGTATCGTTACGGGCAACTTGGCGGGGTACGTAGATTCTACGATAATGGCAACATGGACGACCCCTGATGACACACCTGGAATTATTCGTGCTATTGGGGGTCGTCTATGTGCTGCAATGATCTACAGACGTTCATACTCGGAAGATTCCTTAGATGATCCGACGTATGCACAGACTCTATACGATCAAGCAATGTCACTTCTGAATAGGATCATTACTGGTGATCTGACGATTGATGATACAATCGTACCTGGGATTGAATTGACAACCGATCTATTCTATCCTAATGATCCAAATACTGATGCACCTAAGTTCACAATGAGTTCGGAGTTCTAAATGCCCATTACACGCCAAGGGCAATTCATTGGGTCTTATGGATTAAGCGCCGGCGGCGTAATTGAATTCGATTGGGTTCCTGATCCAATTGTATTCTCAGAGAAGATTCTTGCTGTAAAAGATGCATTGGAAGATCGTACAGTACCACTGATTCTTTCACAAGTAATCCTTCAGCAAGATATTGAAGAAAACTTCGCAGGTGAACATGATCCAGAAGGACAAGAATGGGCACCTTGGAGTTCAGGCTTCCATACTGATTCAGAAGGCAGAACAGTAAGATCAGTATATGAAGATCCTGCAACGGGACGAGTTACATCGTTGAGAGGATATGCTGAGAATCTTCCACCTGGGCATAGTGGAATGATTCTTAACTGGCGTGGAATTCTCAAAGAAGCTGCTACATCAGATGCAGCTTTCGTTCAAGTATCAGGACAGAGCGTTAACGACGATTCTCTCTTTTTCGATACTCACGGACTCCCGCCCTATTGGGAGTATCATCAAGAGGGAACCGAAAAGATGCCACAACGTCGATTCCTTGGTATGTCGGGAGAAGCTGAAATTCAGATTCTTGAAGTATTCGATGAGTGGTTCCAAGGAATCGTCGAAATGGCAGTTTCCTCAAAAGGGAAAATCTTTGCTCGTAGACGTAATCCAGTAACAGGGCGCTTTATGAAGTCAGCAGGTTAATACATGCCACAGGATTATGTTGATATTCTCCAGATACTCGATTATCTTCATAATCGAATCGACAACAACAAGCTAGAGCTAGGTCTGAAATACATCACTTATGGCGACGAGCAATTACTCCCTGAATATCCTGCCTGTGTACTTACGGCAGAAAGGCCGATCCTCACTGAACTCCATGCCACAAGACAATTCCGCAGAGTGTTCACCTGTGATCTGTGGGTGTTCCATGCGAAGTTGTCAGTTGGCAGAAGAGTCAGAACAAGAGAGGATATTGAACTGGCCCGAAACCTCGAAAAATTCCTCAATGCAGATAGGACGCTTGGGGATCATTTGATCTTCTGTCATATTGAGAGTATGCAGCCTATTGTTCTAGGAAGGGTAACAGGGCGTAAAGGTGATGGAGTCATCGGAACGAGACTTGTGTGGAGCGGTGAAAATCGTGTTCGCTTTGAAGATGCCTAATGTTGATAATACTGCCAGTGGAGTAAGGGAGGAGGAATGGCACTAACTGTAGAAATCAAGCATCCTGATTTTGAGGATGGGCTTGAACTTGATCTTGCGGGGATTCTTATTCCCAATGGTGGAAAGCTAGAACTAACAGAAGATCAAGAACGAACCATTGTAGCAAAACGGCAGAAGCCAGTAAGAGAAGTTCTTGAAGGAAATCAGTTCATCAAGGTAACTGGAACCTCGTTCCTTAGTCCAAAAGAGCTAAGTGAGACTCTTGGTGTTAATATTAACCAGGGTGAGGTTGCTGAAGAGGTAGCTACTACTACCGAAGCTGAAGGGAGTGAGGATTAATGCCAGCAGGTCTAGGTGGTGGTGGTAGCGTAGGAATTGCCTTTGAATCAACGATGGGCACATACGTTCCTCCCGTCGCCTTTGTTCCTATTCTAGATGAGAACTTCGTTTATACTGAATCGAAGTATTACTCAGAGCAGATTCGCCAGACGTCAATTGTCTCTGATGTAAAATCTTCGTATTACCATATCGAGGGGCCAATCAACATGGAAGTTGACCCTCGATTCATGCCGTACTTTCTCTATGCATCACGTCATGCAATTACCAAGACTGGTGCTGGCCCGTATGAATATAAGTTTGTTCCTAATTCTGCGGGAAGTGCAAGTACAGCAGCTTCGGGTGCGGTTTCTAGAACCCTCTCCGTTACTATCGTTCGTAACGGCGTAGTGTTTGGTTATGCAGGATGCGTAATGGGCAGCTTTGAGTTCACTGTTGAAGATGGTGTCCTTAGAGTTTCGATGGATGCACTAGGACTAAGTGAGGCTGTTCAGTCTGATCCTACAGAAGCATGGGTTGCGTCTGATCTACTTGGTGCTGATGCTCACCGCATCTATCTTGCCGCTAGCGCAGCAGTTCCTACGTTTGCTGGTATTGATGTTAACTTCAACGGATTCACATTCAGGGCCAACCACAATGCAGAAGCACAGAATCGTATTCATGCACAGCGAAGCGCAAGCTATATCAGCTATGGTATTACTGAGGCTGAGATTGAATCTGAGCTTGACTTCATTGATCGTACTGATTACGACAACATGGTTGGTAACACAACCCGCGCTATCAAGATGGAATCCACAAATGGTGGCGCTAACTATGCCGCATCAACTAGCGCAGTTAAGCTACAAGCTAACCGCGTTTCGTATGACAGTTATGAGCCTAAGCTAGAAGGTATGGGCGATCTAATCATGGCGGACTTCACAGGCCGCATTATTGGTGTGAGTGGAGGTGACGCTTACGAAATCTGGGTTAAGTCGCCAACTAACATTGCGTAATTCTTATTGCAAGTGAAAGGCAAGGTGACAGGAGATGCCAAAGGCAGTTATTGATACCACTGAGACTTTCCGCTACGACCTTAAGAGCCTTAAGGTCGTAGCGGAAAGTCTCAG